AGGCCGCAGCTCTTACGCCACGGCCTCCGGCTGTATCAGTCGACTGTCTTGAACGTCTTCCACGGCTTCCACGAGTCATCATCCAGCATCCGAATACTAACCTCCGGGTGCGCATAGCTAAACGCAGGGAGGAATACCTGCACCAGACTTCCGTGAGGTTGGCTGTTTTGGTTGCTGGCTATTACCCAGAGACGGCCACCAGAAGCCCCCGGCATATTGGCAACATGGGCCGCAACGCTGGCATTCTGGACATACCCAGCGAACCCGATTTCACGGTAGTCGTTGAAGTCGCTGCCCGCCGGGATGCTTTCTCCGAACGACCCTATTGGCGTGGGCGTCCCCGGTGCCGTTACATAGCATCCGTTGTAACCAAATACCATTTCAATGGTTTTGCCGCCCAGCGTGGACAGGGAATTTCCGGACATGATCGCCCTATGCAACATCGCATTGCTGAGATACTGCAGCCGGTAAAACCGTGCGACGCCATATGCCGCCGTCAAATAGACGGATGCTCCCATGGAACGGATAAAGGTGTGGCTGTCCCGGAGATCAAGTCCGTGGTGCGGTAACTGGATCACGTCCACGCCCTGCACGATGGGGAACATCTTATCTTGTGCTGGCTCCTCGATGTCGCCGGTCAGCGCCAGAATTTTGTCCCCGACTCGCAGCCGGGCGCACATGGAAAAGTTGTTGTAATTGGTGTTGCCGGTGTCGGTCAAATCCTCGTCCAGCGTGTAGTTGTAATACCCTGCGATAGTGGGCGCTGCAACATTGTAAAACTCCAGATAGACGGCTTTGGACACCGGTACCATCATGCCCTCCGTGGCAGGCTCCACGATCACGCCGCCAGCGGCTGTAATTGCATTCTTGATGCTGGTCTGTACAGCCTGATAATTTACACCTTTGAAGGCGGCCCAGCTGACGGCACCGTTAGGCAGATACCACTTTTCCACAGGAATCCCGCTGTTGAGAATTGTCGTAACGCCCGCCAGTGTGCAATGGTCGCTGTGATAGTGGGAGCCGACGAATGCCGTAATTTTCTTGACGCCATTCTGCCGCAGATACTCCAACAGCCGGTTTGCGCTGTCATTGCCATGGTCGTAAACGACGCAGAAATCTTTGTTGTAGATCACCATACACAGCGAATATCCACGATCAGGATCGCCGGACACTGCGTCTGGTGCCGATAACATCGCCAGCGTTGCAGTCACCTTCAAGTTCCCGATGGCCTCCGCGTTCGCTGCAATGGTCTCTTTCGCCGTGCCAATGCTTTCTGTGTTGGCGTCCACCTTTGCCTGTATGTCTGCCAGAATCTTCTCGTTGACCAGCTTCTCCAGCCGCCCGTCGTTATACATTACCGTGAGTTCGTCCCTGACGTGCTGGGGGATATCCGTGTTGTCCAGAATGTCCTTGGTGTCCTTAACCGTTTTCAACAGCCAATCCAAGTTGAGATCGTGTAAATTTGTATAGGGGAATTGTTCAAACGCCATTGTGTTACCTCCTTAATACACCAATATAGTGAATCTGCTTTTGAAGTCGTTGACGATGATGTCCACCATGGATAGCTTGCGCCGAAGGTTGACTTCCTCCTGCACCATGGCTGTCGAGGTAGTCACGCCGATGTTGCCGTGGATGCGTCCGTGGTGGTCGCTGTTGGAGTCTGCGGCGCTCTGGCTGCCGTCTCTTGGTGTCATTTTGCCGCTGTCGAAGCCCGCCACCTCACTGCTGCCTGCGCCCTCGGAATGTGCCGTGTCCGTCCAGTCTTCAAACCGGTTGTAGTTTTCGATGGGATCGTATTCCGCCGTGATGGCCCGATACTGGCGTTCCCAGCTTGGCAGCATGGATTTTGACCACAAGCCAATGGCCGTTTGCAGCACAACCGGCACCGGATACAGCACCTCCAGATCCGCACACTCCAGCAGGATGCTGTTGACCACCGTGTCACGGTCTACACCTTCCGGCAGCTCCAGCCGGTCAAAAATCTGGCCGTCATAGTTATAGATACCCAGTACAGATAGCTTACTCCTCATTTTCGACCACCTCCGTCGGTTGTACGGCCTGCTCGGGATCATTGCGCCAGTCTACGGACAAATCAATCCCGAACATTTTGCGGGCCTCCTCGCAGCCCTGCCGGAGGGATTCCAGCCACAGTTCCGGTAGATTCCGTGTTTCCACATTGTTTGCGTTGACTTCGTCGGAGATCAGCCGTTCCTTTTTGTCGGTGTTGGCGTTGGGAATCCCCACCTTGGTGTCAAATTCGGCCTCGATTTTGCGCATATCGGACAGAAGGTCGCTGGCAATGTAGTTCTGACCGACGTTTTGCTGGAATGACTCCCAGCATGCCGTCCCATCATCATTATACAGCGCCTTGTCCACCACCACAGCAGGATCCCCGCTTGCGATACGGTCATACAGTTTTTTCAGGCTTTCCGCCGCATTTTTGTTAGATGCTGCAAACACATAGGACAGCTTACTGTTAAGCAGATTGACGTCCACCGCCTCGGAGGCCAGCGCCATCTCCTGCGCATAAAAGCTTACCAAGTCCATGATGCCGCAAAAGTCAGGCTGCAGCTTCAGCAGCACACAGTTTTTGCCGATTTCCGGCTCCAGCGTGTGGCTGATAAGGGGGTTTTGGATGATGACGGAACGGGGCTGGTAAAAGACATTATAGCCTTTCAGGCCGCAGCCCTGCGGGATGACGCCGAACTTGTCCGTGTTGACGATGGCGATGAAGCCCCAGCAGTACAGGGTATACAGGAAATAGTCCCGACTCCAAGTGCTGGGCATTTTCCACTTGAACACACTGATGGCTTTTTGCAGCAGATAGCGCTGGAAAAACCGTGTCAGCCCAACATTTTTGACATGGACAGTGTTAGGCGTGGTCTGGGAAATGATTGCGTTTTGATAGTCGTAGAAGTATGGTGCGCCGGTCATAGTTTTCGCCTCCGTTTTCTTTTTTTGATATATGCCAGCAGCCACACAGGCAATTTTCCAGACAGCACTGGCGCAGGACTTTGTCTATTAGCATCACTCATAGTAAAAGCCCCCCTCCATGAATGCTTTAATTGCGCTAATTTCATTTTGTGTTGCCGGTATATCAACTTCAACATCGCTACAAAGAACATATCCATGCAACGAATTGATGCGCCGTACTTGGCACAAAGGTCTGCCCCTGTCTGTCAAATCTTCGTCGACTGGGATCTCCCATTCGTACAGCATTGCGGGGATTCCTCGAAGCTGATCAGCGCCTCCAGCACCGCCCACGGTATTAGCACTTGGAATGCGCCCCTTGGCAGCGTTTCCTATGGCGGACAGCCCTCCGGCGATCGTTCCGGTGTAGTTGTCAGTAATCGCTGCCATGCCTACGCCTATTGCATCAGTAACAAGTGCGCCCAAACCATATCCGGGGGCCGTCACCTGCCCGATCTGATATGCCATCCCAACTTGGCCACTGATTCGGGATACAATCCTATCTTCTTTGGTTTGGACTATTAACGTGCCGTGCCCAGTTTTAAGATCTACCAAGGCTAACGTATGTATAGTATCCGTATTAGCGCACACCACGGGATCCAGAGATATGACACCAAATGGCGGATAAAACATATCGTAGTGCGCCATAGATGCGTTCATATAGGCTCCACGGATTGCCGCCATGGGGTGACGCCGCAAATTCCAGTTAATTTCTGCGTATCCGATTCCCGAATCTACACTACTTGCGGCCACTGGCACGTCCACATAGCCAACCCTGACTGTGTCAATGATAGACCCGACTTTTTGGAACGGAAGCCATACAATACTGGAAATGTATTGCAGGGGGTCAAGCACCGCTTTTAATTCACTATTTGTTGCAAACCCCCATATCCCCATTGCCTTAACTGCGTATGCATCCGACAAAATGTACTCCAAAAATAAATCCAAGGCTGACTTGGTGAACATGATATATTGTGTGGCCCCTGACCCAACGATGCCCACAACAAAGGTGCCTTTTTCAGGGTCTGTACTCCACGGGCTTTTCTCCCCGGCAGACAGTTCCGTGCTAATAGTCGTCTTTGCCGGATACATATTGTCAATGATGTTGCCGTCCCACTCTGCGGCGGATCGGAGAACATATGCGTTTAGTGCGCCAATATCCGGCTTCCAGCTGGCAAGCGTGTCCACGGAGCAATCAGCGATCCACTGGCCATTGCTAAAAGTCCACCCGGTGATCCAGTAATACCGCTTAAAAGTTCCCGCATAGCAGTAATTATACTGCGTGGGATTGCTGCTGCCGCCACGGAAGCTAAACACAAATACCGGATGCAGCAGGTCAAAGTCGTTATTGGTCTCGCAGTCCACCATGGTGGCGTCGCTGTCCGAAGGTCTCTTTGTGCTGTTTTCCGTCTTGGAAAATTTCCATAGCATTGCAGGAAACATATGTATCACCACCTTCGTGAAAAATGGCCGGACGACCGAAGCCGCCCGGCCTTGCGCATTAGTCAAGCAGCAGCACAACGCCCTTTTCCGTGTGGTCGTTGTAGATGCGCTGCGTTTCATGCATCCAAATGTTGGTATAACCGCCACGTGCGTTAAACGGCGTCGGATTGCTCCAACTCTGGGTATTGGCCACGCCGACGGCCTCGGTGTCGATGATGACGCCGAAGATACCGGCCTGTTCGATGGCGGCGGTGGGCACGGTCACGGCACCATTGGTGCCGATGCGGGCCACCTTCATGTTGATGCTGTCCGGGTTTTCAGCAGACTGCCAGAAGTTGACGGTTTCCGTCTCCGGCATGGTCAGCAGGCCGTCGTGGTAGGTGTCTGCGATGGCCATCATGTTCATTTGATGTCGGGCCGGAGCGTACAAGAAAACCCGCTGCATGGCCTTGGGTGTGTGCCGGATGACGTGCTTGCCATTGACTACCGTCTGGAACAGTTCCGTGCGCTCCGTCATCATGTCGGAGATCTGTGCGATGCGCGCATAGGCCCACTGGATGAACGCTTTGAAGTTGGCAGGCTGATACACTTCTTGCGGCGTATTAAACTTCAGGCCGGTCGCCGCTTCGTACTCCGTCAGCAGATGCACGACACGGCCTTCCTGCGCCTCGTCGACCACGCCGCCGATAAAGTTGGCCAGAGCAGCGCGGGAAATATTTTCCCGGATGTTTTCCAGCTTATCGGACATATTCCCCGCCACCATGCCCATAAAGCTGCCCAGCTGATCGGGGCCGGTAAAAGCGTTGTCAAGCTGATCCTTAAAGATCGTATACCAGTCCTCCCACACATTGGCCCCGTAGAAATTGGTCTGTAGGATCTCCGGCTTGTTGATGACATACTGGTCTACGCTCTGGCCGTTGCCCAGCGGATTGTCGGTCTGGGTAGCATCATATGCCACCGGCCACTTGTAGCGATCGTCATCGCTGACGGGCTTGTCCGCAATGGACAGCTTGCGGACATGGTTGCCCCACTGGGATTCCGTTTTTTCCAGACCCTTAAACTTGCGGGAATAGGGCCGTGTGGAAAAGATGGTGCGTGTCAGCACCTGATTGATAGCGTTGATCACGGGATCATAGCCCGTGGCCAACGTGGTGGTTGCACAGCTGATAAAGCTGTGGATGTCAGTTGCGACCAATGCCGCCTGACCGGTCGCCTGCTGCTGGATGCTGTTCAGCAGCGTGGCGGCCTGCTTGAAAGTCATTTCACCAGCCATAATTATACCTCCTTATTTATTGTTTGTCGGGTGAAATTCGGGCGGGTCAATGATATTTGCCAAAATATCATCGGCCGTATCCTCGGGGGGCTGTGCGCTATGAAGGATAGCGCTTTGCTGGATCTGTGTGGTCAGTGCGTCAAGCCTGCCCATCAGATCCGCATAACCGTCCGGCTGCTGCACCGGCTGCTGTACCGGCTGCTGTACCGGCTGCTGCACCGGCTGCTGTACCGGCTGCTGTACCGGCTGCTGTACCGGCTGCTGTACCGGCTGCTCCTTGGCAGCCTTTGCGATGACGGCGATCTGCTCCGCCGTGTAGCCAGCAGTTGCCAATGCGATAATATCAGTTGCTTTCATGCTTTTCCTCCTTGATAAACGCCTCAAATCCGCAATCTTTCACGGATTTCAACATTTTTTCAGCGTTCTTCCGATCCCGGAACGCACCGACTTGTACATGATACAGTGTTTCGGTTTTGGGCGCTTCGTCGTTCGGGGCCTTGTAGGGGATCCCGAAGTATTCGCACACACCCTTGCATATCGCTTCGGCGATAGTTTTTGTGTGGGTGATGATCCAGCGGGCCGTCTCGGGGACGTCATGAAATTCGCATTCACAGTACACGGTCGGGGCCGCCGGTTTGCGGATTTCGTAGAGGCTCGCGTCTGCGCTGATGTTGTCAGACGTTCCCGGTGTCAGCGGCGCCAGATTGCGATAGACACACAGTCCGGCCTTACAACCCTCCCCGGCGTTGTCATAGGTGTAGATGCGTGTACCGGACACCTCGCCGTTGCAGGCATTGGTGTGGATGGGAATGTAAAGGTCTGCGCCCCATGCATCGGCATTTGCACATTTTGTGGCCATATCCTGATAATGCACAAGCCGTACCGCAAAGCCGCAGCGTGTCAGCGCCCCCTCCAGCGCCACGGCAATTTTGCCGCACTGGATCGCCTCGCTGGTATTGCCAGATGCGTACCGATTACGCGTCTGATCGCTGGGACTCAGAAAAATTTTCTTTTCCATTGGTTGCTGTCTCCTTTCGGATGATATTGTCAATGCCCGGGGTAAATACTTTCAAATTTTCGATGATGCTGCCGATCTCCATCAGCGCCACATAGCCGCAGCCGGTCTTAAACAGCGGCAAGCCCGCATCCAAGCCCGTGGCCGCCGACTCGATCTCCACCAGATACAGCAGGCACAAGACAAGGATTTCCCCGGCCTTGTGAAAAAGCCCTTGACGCATCACACCGGATTTAAACGATTTGTTGTACAGCGCTTTCAACAAGCCGGACAGGATGTCCACCATAATAAAGACTACCACACCAATTGCATAGACTCGCATATGACCACCTCGATTTTATTTTTGTTGGAGGGAGAGCATCGGGAGCCTGTCAAACTCACGCACGCCCTTCCGGGGCTGACATTGTGCGGCCCTCCCTCCTTTACATAATACCATATTATAAAAAAAAAAGTCAAGAATTTTAGAAATAACACTTGACTTTATATAAACTCCATGCTATACTATAGTTACAGTAAAGGTAACGGACAGGCCAAAGGCCGGAAAGGATGCATTAAAATGACTACCAGAGATTACATGATCGACAGAAACGAAAACCTCAGCTGGTGCAAGCCCATCTCCTTCGATGGCGGCATCATCATCACCCGCAATGGTGGCGAGATCACAGGGATCCTCGCCGACGGCGAAGACCTCGACGTCACGCCGGAGAACATCTGCGCTATCGCACTCCGCATTGATCCCGACTGCGGCGGAGACATCGACATGGTCAACGCAACCGGCCGTGAGCTGGCCTGCCGCGAATGCCCGTGGTTCACCACCTGCTGCGCCATGGACGAAAACTGCGAGGAGGAATAATGTCATGAAGAAGATCATCAACAACAAGGTGTACGACACGGGAACCGCCACACGGGTTGGCCGTGCAAGCACGGGTGCTGTGTTATACCGCAAACGCACCGGCGAATATTTCATCTTTGGCGAAGAATGGATACTCCCGCTTACCTTTTTTGAGGCCAGGAGTTGGGCGGCATACAATCTGGACACTGACACATACCTGGCATTGTTCGGAGATGTCGCCGAGGATGGCCGACGTGTGACGATCGCACTGTCCATGCGGGCCGACACAGTCGATGCGCTGCGCCGCGCCGCGTCGAAGGATGGTCAAACCTTAAGCGCATACGCAGAAAACGCGGTGCGCATAGCAATATTATGGGATAAATAATGACACCAAAAGAGGGGCGCACAGCCCCTCTTTTGGTGTCATGCCATGTACTTAAGCAACAAAATCTCGCAAAGGCGTTCTTCGAACACTACACGGCGCTGCATATAAGCCTCCCACAGCCACGAAAATGCCGCCTTAAAACGGCGCAGCTCGGACGGGCCTGTGCCGTAATGCGGGGGATTCCCGGAGGGATGTGTACTAAAATAATAGTCCTTCTGTCCCTTGATGCGGTATGCGGTCAATTCGCCGACGGTCACGACCGGCACCAACTGGGGCAGCGGTATGGACTGGATCCTGTTTTCGCCTGCACCGGCAAAGGTGTTCTCAATGGCCATCTGACTGTATTCCCCGTCCTTTGCAAGTCTATACAAAGCTGTCGCCGTTTTCTCTCGGGAAATGGGGGACTTTTGCAAAATGATCATACAAATCCCCCGCTTGGAATCAATGTAAACCTCCTGCCCTTTGCGGCGCATTGACTCCGCTTTTCGGACAAGCCCCAATTCCAAAAACACGGGGTTCCCAAGGTCGTTGGCATTGGCAAGACATAAAAGCTGACAAGGTGCCACGCCATCCAGCTCCCGGTTACGGTTAATTGTCTCATAGGCGTTAAACAGGGCCGCCGCCTCATTTTTGATTGGTCGTTCATGTGCCTCGGGAATAAACTCGTCAAAGATAATCAGATCCACGTCGCTGGCATCAAAGCCACGCATATTGGATATGGTGGACAGCGCACAGGTATAACCAATGCAATCGCCGGTCACCTGTGGGGTGCCGTGTTCGTCCAGCTGGCCGTCGTAAAAACCCGCCGTGTATTTGCTTAGCGATCTGCTGACCGTGCATTGGTGGTCAACACGGTCGACAGCCTTAAAGGGCGAATACTCCGGCTTGTTTATCAAGTCCACTTGGGATTGCATCCGACGGAGCAGCATAAAGCGCGCACCTGTGGCACGATACCTCCGACGCGCTTCCCGCAGTGCGCCGAAGGTTTTACCGGTGCCACGACCGCCCACCACGAAAATAAACGGCTGCTTACATTTTAGGATATCGGGAATGTTCAGATAGCCTCGGCGGTCGTAAAGATTCATTATTTCACCCCGGCCAGAGCGGCGCTGACCATATCGAGGATCAGACTTGTTTCGTCCTGACTAAAGCGCTTATAGACGATCCCCCAGTACTTCCCATCCTTCCCTTTGCGGGAGGGAAGGCTGATAAAGTCACCGTTTTTGCCCTCCACCACACGGCAGCCGTAGATGGTAAAGTCGTCGATAGTCAGGTCAAACAGCACGTCCTTGTCAAAATGCACTGCTCGTCTCACGGCATACGCATGGTTGTAGATCTTGGTCTCGCTCGGTGTGTTACGGTCTCTCATGATAATTCCTTTCTGCGTGTTAAGCTCGCCAGCTTATAAACATTATTTATCCCGGAACCGGTGCTTACATAGCAAATAGTAATCGGGATCGCTTAAGATGTCCTCATAGCCCTGTGTAATGCCAACACGGTAGGTGCTATCCCGGATCAGGATGTTAGGCACCATCTCAAAACGATGTCCCTGCCATTCCTCCGTGTGTGGCACCACATCATCATTATAAACGCTCTCCGTGCCGCCAGCGTCCACAAACAAAAAGCCGGACTTAAAAGCAGTAATACCGCCATGCTTGTCAAGTTCTGCGCCGCCCTTCTCCTTGTTCACGCCTGCGATGGTGCAGCGGCATTTGCCATCTTCATAAACCGTGACGTATTTCTTGGCTCCAAGACTGACAAAATGGTTAGCCGTATGCTCTTGCTCATAGACACCCATGTAATGCTCCTCGCCGTGGGGATCCGTTGCGTGGGCACCCGACCGGAGACTGTCGGCCATTCGCTTCTGATTGTATTTCGACCAATCCACATCACCAATGTACTTGATGGAGTCGGTATCACAGTAAATAGGCCAGCTGTGTTCTCCGTCGGCCATGCGCAAACCTTCCTGCAGACGGTACCTTGCCCAAGCTGTCACCCAGACTCCCCACTGATAGCACAAAAACGCTCGTTTGCTGTTGGCGTTCAACAAATCCTCGATCGGCTCGTCCTTCTGCCTAAACAGCCAGTCGCTGCCTTCTTCAAACAAAATGGATTGTTTTGCAGGATCCTGTGCCATCATGCCATACAGGGAATTCAACAAATTTTTACTTTTGCTGTAAAATGGCGATTCGTGACCGTGTTCGTCCAACACACCCTTTAGTCTTGTCTTGGTCTGGTAGTAGTCGATGGTGCAGCGCACCAGTGGTGCCGGCAGCCGGTCATATCTGCTGTGATAGCCAGTCAAGATCTCGATGTCGCTAAAATCATACTGGTCTAAAAGGATGCGCAAATCAATATCGGTGATCGTAGTCTCCAGCATCTCCGCCGACAGGATGCGGCCATTGTCCAAAACTGGATGGATCGTGTTGCGACATTTGGCGTAGCTGATATACGGGAATCCCCATGCCGGATCTGACAAGGACACATCCCACAGACGGACACGGAGCAACAGCGCATAGCCACGATGATACAAAACCATGGCACGGTCAATGCCACCGTCAAAGGCGTAAAAGCGGCCCATGGGAAACTTGCAGTTACACATCACATCGGGATAGCTGCTGCTGCGATCTGCGCTATGGACATTGTCCAGCACCTTACCGGCAAAATGGCGGTTGCAATGGGTATCTCCGCCCCGGAACGCCTCTCGCAGCATTTTATACAGCTCCACGTCCGGCTGTAAATCACGGATCATTTTGCTGGAGCAAAAACGCATCGCCCGCTTGCAGTCGCGTCGAACATAACCGGTGCTGGTCATGGGAACGGAATAAAGGTTGTCCTTATCTCTGGCCATTTCGGCCTGATAGGCTTCCACCAGCCCCAAGACGTCGTTCTGGCAGTATTGCAGCTGCCGGTCGGTCAATGGCGTGTCTGGAAAGCGCAGTTCTTTGTAGTCAAATTCATCGCCGTCCAGCTTCTGGTGGTCAACGTGCATCTTTTTGGTATACTGCTTCAGCGACATATTGCTGTGCAGCATAGCACAGCGGAATTCCAAGCGCTTGTCGGCCATCGTGCATTTCAGGATCCGCCGGGATTCCACGGCAAAAACCTCGTCCGGCTGAAATGTGTAAATTCCACGCAGAAACTGAAATTCATACGACAGATTGTGTACCAGTACAACCAAAGATGCATCGCCGTGATCGTCCAACGCCCGGAGAAGCCGCTGAATAAATAGGCGCAGCTCTGACCATGTGCGGCCGTAGACCGTGTAAAAATCTCCAAATTGCCACTGCCAAATGTAAAGCAGGGATTCCTCCCGTTCTGGGTGATGGCTGGTCTCGATGTCAAAGGCAGTGATGATGTCCAGATACTTGCGCTCTTGCTTTTTCGCAGGGTTCCCTCGCTTACGCTTGACAAACCCCGCTTGCATCAAAAATGCCAAGTCAACATCGGCGGCCCGTACCATAGGTGTTGTTTTCATTGCATCTTACCTCGCACAGATTTGGCGCTCTGCCGCTTACCGGGATCCCGTCGGAGCTGCTGCCCCGCCGTGTTTGGATCGTCGGTGATATCTATTTGATCCAAATAAAAATCGAAATTCGTTTTCACACGATCCAAAGGAATTTTCGAATATTTGGCGCTGCGGTATAAAGCCACGACTTCTTCAAAAATGTAACGCTGGCCCTTTAGTTCACGGGCAAACTCCAAAAACTTGGTAAACTCCTCGTAATTTCCGGCATTAAGCCAATTCATCCCCCATCGATCCCTAAAAGTGTTGATCGCTTTTTTCATCTGGATGCGTGTCCCGGATAATGTGCTGGTCTTGGATTGCAAAAACTCAACCACATCCGTCAGGCCCGCCGCCAGCTGACGCTTGTTTAATTTATAAGGGGATGTTGCGCCGGTCAGAAAATGCTTATTTGCTTGGTACGCATAGCTTCCCTCATATTTTGTGCCTTGGAAAGCTTTAAGGCGGGCCTGTGCTTCTATCCGCAGCGCCCTGTACTCGGCCAACAGCTGCTTCTTGTTGTAATTTTCAACCAACGCACTGGGCAGCTGGTAGTCGCTGATCGGAAAGGAATATTTGACTCGGTGTCCCTTAACGCTGCCCTTCGGCTTAGTTTTAGACTTGCTGGCCATATGTCACACATCCCTTCTGCTTCAACTCCGCACGTCTGCGGTATGCCTCCATGGGATACCAGCCGCATCTGGCGCACTCACAAGCACCGATGTTACACTTGACACCGATGTTGTAGGGACAAGGCTGTTCGCCGGTTTTATTCTTCGTCATACTCGATAGCCTCCAACCATTTTAGCAATAGCCACGCCACACCTGCGGATACTGTGATTGCTAACAAAAGCATATTAAACCTCTCTTTCTTTGTTATGTCGTGCATACCGGTTAAATCGGGGGTTGCTAAACGGAAACAGGGCCTGCGCCTTCGCCCGCTGGCGATCTCGCTCCACATAGCCCTCCATGCGCTGCCGGTCGTACTCCTTAAATTCACGGCACCCGCTCCGACAGTTACAAGACTGACGTGGACAATCTTTAATACAAGGACATTTCATCTGTGTTGGCGCCTCCTAAAATATAGTGTCCTCTGCATTTACACGGGCTTGGAACCGTCCAAGGCTGCATTACACCGGGAGGCTTGGACGCTACCGGCCCACCACTATTATACACCTTCAGACAGTATAATTAACAGTTACAGCTTAATTACATTTGGTTACAAAATGGTAACAGCCTTGCCATGGCGTAAGAGCTGCGGCCTCTGGCGCTGCGTCCATGTCGTGGCCAAGTCGTGGCCGCTGTGGCTGTCGGATTAGCGTTAACCGTGGTCGATGTTGTTGATGTTTAAGCCATTAGAACAGCTTATGGGGGAAGCCGTATCATTAGTATATTATTAGGTAATCCC